GAGCATTCTACTCGCAAAAGTGCCGATTTGACTAATTTCCACGATTAGCCATAATGCCGATCACTCGCAGGGGAAATATATGAACGAATTCGCAGCACTTGCCACGGCCGAACTGACGCCCGATGAGCGCCTAGCCATGATGCTGCGCGGCGACACGAGCCCGTCAGCGCTCACGCCAATAGAAGCAGGTCGCATCACAAAGGAGCGGATTCGATATGCCTTCAGTGAGCTTGCTGCGCTGAACGTTGACAACGTGCATCGCTGGTTGAGCGACGTTGCGCAGCAATCGCCGGCGAAGGCTATAGAACTCTTCATGGAATTGGCCCAATTCAGCTTGCCGAAGCTTAAGGCGATGCAGGTTGATGTGACCAGTTCGGATGGAAGTGTGCGACATTTGTCATACAGTGAGCTTGAGGCTCGCGTAATCAGCGAACAGTAGTTACGCGTGGGACTTTGGGTTTTTGGGTGGTCGCGGACCCCCGGACTTTTGGCCGCTATCTCCGTCAGCGCTAGCGCCTCATTTGCGTACAATCGGGATCGGTGTCAGTATTAGGTGTATTTCGCGCCCGCAGCGATGAGTAATTTGTGCCAAATAAAAAGCTGATAGACATAGGTGTAGCGCGAGAATTGTTGCGGCGGCGGCGCGCGCAGATCAGCTTACACACGTTCGCGCTAAGCGTCGATATCCCGACCGTGCCGTTTCCTGCGATGTGTCCCGATGAAGAGTTGACGGGACCCGCGCGGGATTTGATGCCGATCCACCATTCCAAAATTCTATCGGTGTGCGAGCGCACGATGAACCGGCCGATGGGTCGCGCTCTCATACTCGCGCCGCCGGGCAGCGCCAAGTCCACTTACGTCAGCGTCGTCGCGTCGTCGTGGGAGATGGGCCGCAAGCCGGGCTCGCGCATAATCCTGACTTCCTATGGCGCCACGCTGGCCGAGCGCCAGTCGAAGCGCTGTCAAATGATCTGCGATCAGAAGCAGTATGCGGAGCTTTTCCCAGAACAGCCGGTACTAGAGACGAAAGCCGCCGGCTCATGGATGCTGTCAAACAAATCCGAGATGCTGGCCTCGGGCCTACTCTCGGGTATCACGGGAAATCGCGCGAGCGGTTGGATAGTTGACGACCCGGTATCCGGGCGCCAGGACGCCGACTCGCCCGCGATGCAGCAGTCAACTATGGATGCGTATCAGGACGATCTACTTTCCCGCGTGCTCCCCGACGCGTGGGGCATCATCATCATGACGCACTGGAATGAGAGCGACCTTGCCGGCAAGATTCTGCCTGATGATTGGAAGGGCGAGAGCGGGATCATTCGCGGCAAGGATGGGCTCGACTGGGAAGTGCTCTGCATCACGGCGAAGTGCGAGCGCGAGGATGACCCGCTCGGCCGACCCATCGGTGAATACCTTTGGCCGGAATATATGCCAACGCGGCACTGGTTGCAGTTCGAGAACGCGACCGGCAAGGAAGCACAGCGCGCGTGGTCGTCTCTCTATCAGCAGCGCCCGACGCCGACCGGCAGCGGCACGTTCACGCGCGACATGATTGGCCTCTATGATCGCGGAGAGTTGCCGCCGCGTCTCAACTATGTGGGCGCCTCGGATTGGGCCGTCACCGCCGGCAAGAATGACTTTACCGAGCACGGATGCTTCGGCATGGATGAGTCGGGCGCGCTGTGGGCAGTGGACTGGTGGTACAAGCAGACGACTACCGACAAGGGAATTGAGGCGTGGATCAAGATGGTGAAGCGCTGGAAATCGAAAAACTGGTTCAACGAAGGCGGTGTGATCGACAAGGCTATCAGGCCGGCGGTGAACAAGGCGATGCGCGAGGAAAAGGTGTACTGCAACCTGACGCCGCTTGCCAGCATGGCCGACAAGCTCGCGAAAGTGCAGTCTTTTCAGGCGCGCGCGGGGGCCGGCATGGTGTGGTTCCCCAAGCACGCGCCGTGGACTGAACGCGTGATCTTGCAGCTGTTAGCGCTGCCTGCGGGGCGCCACGACGACGGCGCCGATGTTTGTGGACTTATAGGGCGCGCTCTTGATACTATCACTCCTGCACGTGGTCCCGAGCCTGCGAGAGCGGCCGGGATCAAACCATTTACAGCCGCATGGCTTGAGCACACTGAAGACGTGAAGCCTGCGAAACGATACAAGTAGGAGAGATTTATGTTAGGCCTGCATTTGATTGAAGATGGAATTTTTCTCGTCGGCGGCGCAGTGCTCGCCGTCACTGTCCCTGCGGTCGGCCGGTTCGTCTCGAAGCAGGTTGCGTCAGCGAAGGCTGAAGCCACGACGAAGGCTGCGGCTGTCGAAGCTGCGGTGAAGGCTGATCCCGCGAAGATCGATGCGGCGATCAAGACCTACGCTGCACAGGTAGCGAAAAAGCTGTAATGCGAGTCGCGTTTCCTGAAGCGTGCGCGCCGCATTGGGCGGACTACGCGCACGCTCTCGTCGAAGGCGTCGCTGCGTGCGGCGATGAACCAGTCCGCGAGCGCGAGCGCGCGGACTGTTCGGTTGTGTGGGGTTGGCGGCATGCGTCAATCAAAAAGGCGCGGCACCATCCGGTGCTCGTGATGGAGCGTGGCTACATTGACCGCTTCAATTGGGTCAGTCTCGGATGGAACGGGCTCAACAACAAAGCGACGCGCCCGCCAGCGCAGGATTGGGGGCAGCGCTACGACGACAACTTCGAGCCGCTTGTCTATCATCCGTGGCGCGTTGGTCCGCGATTCGAAGGCGGGTATGCGCTCTTGCTCGGACAGGTCATAGGCGACGCGAGCCTCGCGGGAATCGTCTATCCTCAATGGCTCGTCTCGACAGCGCGGCGCATGAAGGTGCTGGGATACGACGTGCGGTTCCGGCCGCACCCGAAGTGTCAGAGCTTGAAGTGCGGATTCCCTGTAGTTACCGGCACTTTAGAGGAAGCGCTGGCCGGCGCCCGCTTCGCAGTGACCTACAACTCGAATTCAGCGGTTGACGCTGTATTTCAAGGGGTCCCGTGCGTCACCGCCGACCGTGGAAGCATGGCGTGGGACGTGACTAGCCACAACCTACTCGAACCTGTTATCATGCCGACACGTGACAAGTGGGCGGCATGGCTCGCGTGGCAGCAATGGAAGCCAAGCGAACTGCAAGACGGCTCAGCATGGCACGTCCTGCGCGAGACGATGATCTGCAACACAGAGAATGGAACATGGCCGGGAACATCAACTTAACCGACCTTGCGAAGCCGCAAGAGGAAACGGAAAAAGAGGGACTGTCGGGCGCCAAGACCGGACAGCCTGCGATCAACCCGTACAGCTATGAGCACCGCATCAGTCTCGACGACAATACGCTCACCAAACTTGGAATGGGAACTAACAAAACGCCAAAGGTAGGCGACACATTCATGGTGCACGCTCTCGCGACCGTGCACAGCGTTTCATCGCATCAGGACGAATCGAGCAAAGGCACGAGCGGCAGTCGCCATGTCGGGTTGCAGTTCAAGAAGATGGGAATGAAACCGACGACGGTCGGCGGTGGCTCGGTAGCTGACGCCGTGAACGAAGGCATCCAACAAGCGGACGAAGCACCATGAGCACTCAAACATTGCAAGAGAAAGTGGCAGCGCTACTTTCTGGGAAGAATCATCCGAAAGGCTCGGACCTTGAGGCAGAATTGCGTAAGGCGCTTGTCGGTGAGATTGGTGTGACGGAGCAGACTGCCGTCCATGTGCCGGCCGCGCCGAATGCGACCGCAGCTGCGGCGCCCGCGCCCGTGCCGTCCGCAACTGTCACTGCCGCGCCGGTTCCGTTACATCGCCCCGAACTGATCCCGAAGCCTGCCGCTGTTGAGGCAGCGCAGCCGCCGGTAGTGAAGGCGCCGACGCACGTCGCGCGTGTGTTCTCTCCTGAGACGCCGCGCCCGCTCGCGCACGCCGACACGGACAAAACGAAATTCAAGCGCCCCGAGAACTACAAGGATCGCATGGCCGCACGATTGGCCGCGCGTAAAGCTGCCGAAGCGAAGAAATAATCATGGCCGGCGACAGCGACTTAGTAGGCGACATTGGCGGCGGTGCGCCAACCGCAACGAACGACTCTTCCCCGAACAACGCGGGCGGATTGCTCGGTGCTGTGTCGCGGGCCGCTGATGGCACCGACAAAGTGAAGGACGACGAGATTGAACTCGTCAAACGAACCTCAAATGAGTACGCCGTCGCGCGCGAATTCGATAAGCAGCATCGCGAACAGGTCGGCAAGGATCGCAAGTACGCCGCCGGGCTCTCAGATCCAAGCTGGGCGAGCGATGCGAACCTGATTGGCTCATTCATCGATATCATGACGAGCTTTTTGTACGCTCAGAATCCTGATGTTGGTGTCTCGGCTGCCGAACAGGTCGGGGATCAACCAAACAAACAAATGACGTACTTCGCGGAGACGCTTGAACTCGTCATCTCGAACCTTTGGCGGCGCGGCGGACTGAAAAAGGCTTGCCGAAAGATGGTTCGCTCATCGCTGTCCGTCAGCGACGGCTGGATCAAGGCGCTGATGTACACAGAGAAGCGCCCGCAGCCGCAGACTGAAAAAACCGTGCTCGATAAAGAGGATCAGCTGGCCCAAATCAAGGCCCGCAAGGAAGCTATCGCGGACGGCGACGCGACTGATGTTGAGGCAGAGGAACTTGCGCTGTCTGAAGAGATAGCGGGCATGAAAAAGAAGCTCGAACTCGACACCAAGACAGGAATGACCATCGATTTCGTGCGCGCGGAGGATATTCAGGTATCTCTCGACGTTGCGGACATTGCAGACTACGTTGAAGCTGACTGGATCAGCAACGACATGTATATCGTGCGCTCAGAAGTGTGCGCGCGCTTCAAACGGATCACGGAAGACGATCTAAAGTCGGCCAACACCTACTTTCAGCGTCAGGGCGCCAATCAAGACAAGGGCGACACGCTCGCAGCGGCCACTGGCGAAGCTGCAACTGAAGGTGCATACACGCGGCAGTCACCGGGCTCGCAGGGAACGACTCTCGGCGGCTCGAAACCTGTCGAATTCGTCAAGTGTGTCGAGCAATGGGACAAACGAAGCGGAATGATCCGCACTTGGATCGATGGTGTCTACAAATGGGCCGTCGAACCGTATGTTCCGCCGCAGGCTTCGAGCCGTTTCTACTCATTTTTCCGTTTGGCGTTCTACGAAGTTGACGGCCAGCGGCACGCACAGTCAATGTCCTGGCGGCTTCGCAAGCTCCAAGATGAGTATAGCGCGTGTCGCAGCAATCAGCGGCTCGTGCGCGAGCGCTCGATACCCGGCGTGCTGTTCCACGCGGGCGAAGTGTCGCCGGATGATGCGCGCAAGATCAGCGAGTCCGTGTCGCAGGAGATGATTGGGATCAATCCCACGTCCGGCGCCGGTACTCCGCTCTCCAACCTGTTCGCAGCAAAGCCTGTCGGCCAGATCAACATGGAGCTTTATGACACGGCACCGATTCGTCAGGATATGGAAGTCATCAGCGGTGTGCAGGAAGCGTTGCAACAGGCGACGCAGGGATCACAGCAGCCGAAGACCGCTACCGAAGCGAACATTCAGCAGACTGGATTCCAGTCGCGCACGTCAACCGACCGCGACACACTCGAAGAAATGCTGACAGAACTTGCACAGTACAGCGCGGAACTCTCGATTCAGGAAGTCACGTCGCTGCAAGCTCAGCGCATCGCTGGGCCGCTCGCGTTCTGGCCCGAAGGCATGGACGTGCAGGACTTGCTGACGATGGTTGAGGTTGAAATCAACGCCGGCACCACGGGTAAGCCAAATGCGGCTGCCGAGAAGCAGGCGTGGTCAACTATTCTGCCGCTGTTGGAAAAGTCCGTGATGCAGATTCGACAGACGCAGGGACCGGACCCGGCGCTCTCGACTGCGCTCATGAACATTTTGAAAGAAACGCTGCGCCGAATCGACGACCGACTCGACGTGAGCGAATTCATTGCCGAAGGTCCGCCGCCGCCGCCGGCTGGCCCGCCCCCGCC